GGGGCAGTTCGGAAGACACCCCTAGGTCTCAGCCGTGATGGACAAGCCCCTCAAGACCGCCATCGTCAGCTTCATCGCCCTGGCGGTCTGCGTCTTCGCCCTGATGGTCTGGGTGATCGCCAGCAGCCCGCAGTGCCCGGAGGGCCAGTCGCTGAAGGTGGTCGGGTACATCCCGGTCACGAGCGGGAAGGTCCAGACAATGCAACCGATGTACGGATGCGAGGAGTGAGCATGGCCGACTACCAGATCCCCAACAACCCCGCCATCCGGGTGATCCACCTGGATTCGGACGTCAGCCCCATGGAACCGGGCCTGGTCTCGGTCCACGACGAGCTGACCGGTGAGACCACCATCCAGGACGCCGAGCGGTACCTCTGGACCCCGAGCAAGTAGAAGCACAAGAGGGCCGCCCCCAAGTCAGTTAGGGGCGGCCCTCTCCAATCAGTGTATGGGAGATCAACGTGAGCGGGAACGGCAAGGTTCGCTGCGGCGATTGCTGGCAGTGGGTTCGGCAGAAGAACGACGGGGGTCTGTACAGGCACCACGATCCGGAACGCAACGGGTTCGTCTGCAATGGGTGGGCGGCTACGGCGGAAGACGAGTCCCGGAGGGCCGTTGTGTCAGATCCGGCCCCTACGGTGGAGTCCATGGACGACGTAGTGGAGAAGGGCCCGTGGTTCGGGGCGATGTACGACGGGGAGTGCTCCGAGTGTGACGGCGCCATCTTCGAGGGCGACCGCATCCGGGCGGACGGCACCGGCGGGTACGAGTGCGAGGACTGCGGGGACGAGACACTGACTCATCCGGTGACGGCCAAGGCGTCCGTGGTCGAGATCCGTACTCCGGCCGCGCCCGGCCCGATGCCGACCCCCGATGAGTTCATGTCCCCCTCCCCGGTCGGGACGCCGCAGCCGGTCCTGTCGGTCTCCGGCCAGCCCAAGCAGGTGGAGCGCGATTACCTTGGCCGCTACGCCGTGGTGCTGCCGGGTGAGACCGAGCTGGAGGTGTTCAAGTCCAGCGGGAAGCCGGTCGGCCGCACGCGCGTCACCACGTTCGTGAAGGCGGCGTCGGACAACAAGGCCATCAACGACTGGGGCAAGCGCAACGTCGTGATCGGCGCGGCGCGGCGCCGGGACCTGATCCTTCAGGCCAACGAGCTGACGCACGAGAAGGACCGGGACAAGCTCAACAGCCTGGTACTGGAGCTTGAGGCGGCTGCGGGCGCCAAGGTGGGCTCTGATCTCGGCACGTTCCTGCACGAGTTCACGGAGTACATGGACGCGGGTGAGAAGACGTGGCAGGACGCGCCGCCTGAGTTTCAGCGCTCGCTCGCCCTGTATGCGCAGGCGCTCGCGGACGCAGGTCTTGAGCCGATCCGTTCCCTCATCGAGCGGACCACGATCATCCGTGAGTTCGGATGGGTCTGCGGGACGTTCGACCGGATCTTCTACCACCGGCCCTCGGGTCAGTACGTGATCGGGGACCTGAAGACCGGCAAGACGATGGCCTACGGCAAGAACGAGATCGAGGCGCAGCTCTGGACGTACGCGCACGGCGTGAACCAGAACGGCATCTACGACTGGCACACGCGGACGTGGAGTGATCCGCTGCTCGGTCTCGGTCTCCCCGGTCCTGAGGTGCCCCGTGGCCAGGGTGTCTCCGAGAAGGTCGGCGTCGTCATCCACATGCCCGTTCAGGGGCCCGATGAGGGCACCGTGAAGCTCCTGTGGGCCGACCTGGAGAACGGGGCCCGGTACGCGGCCCTGTGCGACTCTGTACGGTCTTTCCCGGGCGGCCGGATGGCACCGTGGGGCGACGGGCCTGCGGCGCCGGTGTCACTCACGTGGGAGGACCGGTTCCGGGCGGTGCGGACCGCCGAGGAAGCCACCGCGTTGTGGCGTCTGGCCCGGGCGGAGGGCGTGGACGGGGTGCGGCTCAACGAGTTCATCGCGATCGCCAGGGAATCTCTCGTCAAGGGTTGACGAAAGTCCACGGGGGTGGTTAACTTAAGTCATCAGCCAGGGACGGACCGGGGAGAACGAAATGAACGCCTACACCATCCGCTACAACCGCACCACGAACCACATCTCCGGTCTGGACGCTGCCACCCTCTCCAACGAGTTCACGATGAACGCCTGCGGCTCCCTGACCCGCTCGAACCTCGCCACCGGCAAGAAGCTGGAGACGGTCAGGGAGGCGCTGGAGGCGGCCCGCACCGCCGGTGGCCGCAAGCTCTGCAAGAACTGCGAGAAGGCCGCCGAGGCCATGATCGCCGCCGAAGAGGCCGCCCAGGTCGAGGAAGCCCCGGTCGCCGAGGAAGCCCCGGCGATGGCGGTTCTGATCGCCTACTCGAACGGCACCACGGAGACGGTCCCGGTCACCGGAATCGAAGAGGCCAAGACCCGGATCAGCCTGGCTCGCCTGAACGGCCACCGCGCAGTGCACACGATGGTCTGACAAGGGTTGACAGAATCCCACGGTCCGATAGAGTTCTTCTTGCGGGAACGGTCCCGGACCGTGGGTACCGGGACCGCAGGAGTTGAAGATCAGCACCACGGCGGCGGCCGTAAAACGTGGCGCATGGTGAGCCAACTGGCAGAGCTGCCGTCCCGAAAGGCCGGTGAATGCGGGTTCGAATCCCGTCCATGCACAGCCGAGGGTACGGACATCCGGTTTCTCATCCACTCACGTGGGGCAAAACCCCGGATTCCATGCCTGAGGCACACTCCGCACCGGTCTCAGCAGTGTGTAAATCCTGGCAACAGGTGGCCAGCAGCAGACCGGTGCGGGGACTCAAAGGAAACGATCAAAGGACACAGGACATGACGTACGACCCTTTCAGCACCAAGGCCGCTGAGTCCTTCCTCGAAGGTGGCGCCACCGCCGCGAAGTGGCCGCAGGTCGGTTACGTGGTCGAGGGCACGGTCACGGACTACTCGATGGCCCAGCAGACCGACTATGACAGCGGTGAGAACCTCTACTGGGTCGGCTCCTCGCGCGTGGAGGAGTCCAAGACCGAGAACCACTCGAAGCCGGTCATGCAGATGCTCCTGACCCTTCAGGGCAAGCCCACTGGTGAGACGTGGGAGGGGCTCCAGAACATCCGCAAGGCCCTGCCGGACGACGACGGCATGCGCACCGCGTACGTCAAGGGTGCCCTTCAGGCGGCACTCAAGGACGCACTGCGCGTCGCGAACACCAAGCTGGAGACCGGCGCCTACGTCCGCATCGAGCGAGTCGCGGACGGCCCGAAGTCCAACCCGAAGTTCGCGGCCCCGCACCGCTACACGGCCACCTGGACCCCGGCGGCGCAGAACCCGCACGCGGTGGCCGACTTCATGGACGACGACGTGTCGCCGTTCTAACCCCGCAGCTCCCCTGACGCCACCGCTTCCCCCATGGCCTCAGGGTTGAGACGAGAGCCCCATCACCTAGTGGCTGGTGATGGGGCTCTCTGTTGTTCAGCGCGTGACGGTCGGCTGGTCCGGGTCACCGGTGAACTTGCCTGCAAGACCCTCCACAAGGGCCAGGAAGGCCGCTGAGCCAGCGATCGTCAGGGCGGCGGTCCAGTGGAACGTCAGGACGTCGAACGGCTGCTGAGCGGCCACCACGGCGAGGAACGCGGCAAGGAACGTACCCACCGTCTTGAACAGCAGCCCTCTGAGATACACGGACATGATCGTCTCCTAGCTCTGGGTCATCTTCAGGATGGTGAGGGTGCGGGTGCTGATCTCGTACCCGGCCACGTTGGGGGTCGTGTCCGCCCGGAACTCCACGGCGAACGAGTCCGTCGTTCCGTTCATGAAGCCCGACGCACCCACGGACAGCACCCGCACGTTGCGGTCGTCCGCGCTCGCCCCGATGTTGTGGCTGGCCCCGCTCAGCCGCGTCGTGGCCAGCGCCGGGGTTGCCGAGTTGCCTCGGTGGACCTGGGTGTCCATGAAGTCGACGTTCACGCCCGCCAGGGTGATGGTCGGGACGTAGATCGTCGCTACGGCGAAGTAGAAGCCCGGGAAGTTCGGCCGGATGAGCCGGTTCTCCGGCTCCTGGGACTGCATCGTGCACCCGATGGTGTCGAAGTCCACCGTGTCGAACGGCACCCGGAAGAACGCCGGGTACGGCGGGATCGCGATGTCCACCAGGGATGTCGACGGGGTGACGAACGACGCGGTCCCCCGGAACTGGGCGACCGGCCGCCCCATCACCTGGTTGAGCAGGACACAGACGTCGTCGTCCACCGCCTCCGCCAGGGCCTGTATGGCCCCGGGGATGTTGGTGGGGTCGGTCGGGATGCTGTACGGGTAGAGGCGGTTCGGGGTCAGGGCGGGCATCAGTCGGCCACCTTCACAGCGCTCATGCTCCGGGTGCGGACGTTCAACGCGCCGACTGAGGACTGGCAGGCCCTGAATCGGATGAAGTCGGTGGCGACGAACCGCCACAGCGTCGTCAGGCTCGACTGTGTCGGCCGGTCGGAGGCGCCCCGGCGGGTGTCGTGGGAGATCGTCGCCGCGTTGTGCATCATGACGATTCTTCGGCCGCCGGTCGGGATGGCGCCGTTGAAGTCGAAGAGGCAGTCGAGCTGCACCAGGTAGATGCCGTTCTCCGTGATGGTCAGCCGGTCGTTGTTCACGCCCAGGTTGGCCATCGCCCCGTTGTCGTACTCCTCCACCGCGAACGTCAGGAACTGGTCGGTGCTGGCCGGCATGAGGAAGTCCGCCGAGGCGGAGACGCGCGCCGACTTCGAGTTCAGCGCGGCCGTAGTGGACGTCACGATCGACTGCACGTCAAGGTCGATGTCCTGCGCCAAGTCCTGAATCTGGGCGGGGAAGTTCGCTGGGTCCGAGTAGAGCGGGTAGGTGTACCCGCGTGGGGTGTTCTGGGGCATGTCAGACCCTCCTGGCCGTCACGAAGTCCCACACCAGCGCCTGGTTGGCTGCCAGGGTGGAGCGCAGCGCGACGCGCATGAAGAGCGTGCCGCCGGGAACCGTCGCAGCCCCGGAGACCGTCTTGAACGGCGGGTATTGGGGCACGTCCGTGGACGTGGCGATCACACTGTCCGCGCTGGACGTGGTGGGGTAGAGGTTGGTCGGGTTGGCGAACCACAGGGCGACCAGGGCCGCGTCAGCGGTCTGCACGCCGCCGCCGTAGTCACCGCCGACGAACGCCCCGATGGACCAGCTCTCGCCCGGGTTGACCGGAATGGCCTCCGAGTACAGGTAGTGCACCGAGGACTGGGCGCTGCTGACCCGTACCGCGAGGTCCCCCTCTGGCGCGTCCACGATGTCCACCACCACGGCGGACGACGCACCCGAGACGTTGTACGACTGCCAGCGCGACGGCTGCGCACCCGCCGCCGACTCCTCGAACGAGGGGTTCTGCACCGAGTTGGACCCGGCACCGACGACCCGGCCGGTGCAGATCCATGAGGAGTCCTGCCGGATGAGCTGGACCACCGTCCCCGGCGGCGGCGGAGCCGTCGTGGCGATGACGAACGGCAGGATGAACGCGGTCTCGATGACCGTGCCGCCGACGTCCACGAACAGGCTGTTCGGCGTCGACAGGACCACCGTGCCGATCCGCGACTCGGAGAACGGCCCGTTGACGGACGTCAGGTACTGCGGAGGACTAGACATTCGCGATCACCAGGTGGGCCCAGATGCGGGAGATGTACGTGACGTTGAGGGCGGCCGATGCGGTGTGGTGGGACATGGCCTGAAGCGCGTCCCCGACGCGCAGGAACAGCATGTCCACCCACCCGACGAACTCATCGCCCACGGCGGGCTGGCCCGGCCCCTGGCGGGAGGTGATGACGTCGCCGTTGACGATCGGCTCGATGCGCAGCCCGATGCTGTTGGGGAGCGACGCCGAGTTGGCCTGCACCCACCCGCCGCACATGTACCAGCCGTCCTCCTGAATCCGGATGAGGTCGGCGTTGGTGTCCCCCATGCCCGCGTTGTCGAAGTCGACGGTGGGGTAGAAGTGGACGACGTCCTGCCCGGTGGAAGCCCGGGTGCCGAACATGCTCGCCGAGTCGGGGTTCCGCAGGTTCTCCGAGACGGAATCGGCCAACGCCTGCACGGCCGCGTCCGTGGTCAGAGCGAAGTCCCGCAACTGCTCGATGTCGGAAGCGTCCTTGACCAGGGGTGGGGCGCATTCGGGGTACGGGAGCCCCAGACAGTCTGTCGTCTTCATTCCGTCCCCTTACGTGAGTGTGGCCTGCGCACGGACGAACGCGCGCGTGCTCAAGGCCATGGTGCCAGGACCGAGGGGGTAGGTGATCCGGTCGATGAGCTGCACTTCCCGCACGCCACGGGACTCAAGCTGCACCGTGTCCCCAGGCTCAAGGGTGAAGTCCGGGATCATCGTCACGTTCCACTGGGACGACAGGGCGGTAGCCGCGTTGAGCTGCGCACGCGCGTAGTTCGTCGCCTGACCCTGAGTCATCGGGGTCTGAAGCTTGATGATCTGGGACACCCGGCCGAACGGGCCCCCGAACTGGGTGGGGGACCCGGCCGTGGCGTCCCGGGCCTTGATGCGGAACGGGGCGCCCCCGTCGAAGCGCTCCACCACCACGGTGACGCTGTTAGCGGCCCCCTGGCGGGTGATGGTCGCGCTGCCGGTCACCAGGAGCCCCTGAGGGCCGTCCTTGACGTCCTGGACGACCGTGCCGACGTCGTAGGGGTAGGCGCGCACGACGAAGTCCCCGTTGCCGAGCGCGTACCAGCGGCCCCCGAGAGCCTCCGAGAGGTCGTCCAGCGCGCCGCCCCGGTCTTCGTCCCACGTCAACTTGGGCGTGTCGGCGTCGGTGACGTTGTTGGTCCCGAACGTGGCGGAGGGGAGCGCGTCCACGATCAGGCGCCGAATCTGTTCGAGGACCTTGACGCTCTCCGAGTTGCGGGGCTCCTCGAACCGGAACGCGATCACGTCGGCCGCGAGGTCCTCGATGCTCGCGCTGACGCTGCCGTCGTCCGCCCGGGTCACGTCGCCCACCCGGCCCGTGATGACGTCAAACACCTCGCGCGACCCGTCGCCGTACTCGATGCCCGCGCGCACGTTGGCGACGGTCTGGTACGGGGTGAGCGGGGAGGTGGCGGACGTCGGCCAGAACGCAGGCCCGATGCCGAAGGTGCCCGTCCGGGTGACCCTGTGGGTCAGGTTGGCGGAGACGTACCCGTCGAAGATCGGGACGTTGTTTTCCAGTAGCGCGCCGCCCGGGCCCGCGTACAGGTCCACTTCGAACGCGAGCTTGTGCGGTGCGTGGATGGCCCGTTTGTAGAGCGTGGTGGAAGGGAGCACTACTTCACCGCCGCCCACCACGCGCGCGCGTCGGCCGTGCGCGAGCCCATGGTGACCGTGGTGGGAAGCGACGTCTGCGCGAGCGGGCCGGTCGTGAAGCGGGCCGTCGTAGCGGTCAGGCCAAGGTTGACGGTCGTGGCGGCTGCGAGGTTCGAGCCCCGGGCGAACGCGGGCGGCGTGGTGCCGTTGGAGAGGAACGCCACGTAGTAGGCCCCGGCGGCAGCCACGTACGGCACCGTCAGCGGCATGTCCTTCAGCCCCGTCGATGCCCAGGCGGCCGTCTGGTCGACGGTGACACCCACCCGGTTGCCCGCAGCGTCGTAGAGCCCCGCAAGGTTCTGGGCGGCCGTCAGGCCCGACCCGGCCGTCACGATCGACAGGGTCACGTTGTTGATGGTGGTGGGCTGCCGCACCCACACCTTCGCCATGTTGACGGTGCCGGAGACCAGGATCGAGCTGTTGAGGTCCGTGGCCGGGTCGAACGTCCAGGAAATCGATGCCTGGTCCGTGGCGGCGGAGGCCTGCGCGGACGACAGGGCTTTGACGCGGGTGTCCAGGTCCGCGAACGTGTCGTTGACCGGGGTACCCCAGTTCAGAGAACCGATCGCGATCGGCGCACTGTAGGCCATGACTTAACCTCCATCCCCGAACGGGCCATCCCCGAACGGTCCGATACCGAATCCATCCATCTCCCCGGAAGGACAGACGGCAACGCCGGAGGCCACCTGACCCCACGTGTACCCCGAGGCGGTCAGTGCGGCGAAGGTGGGGAACGTGGCCTGAACCGCACACCAGTTGGCGCACACCGTCCCCTGGACGGGCCCCACCGGCTGGTCGACCACCGTGAACGGGGCTTCCCACATGCGGATTGCGCGCCGCTGGTCCTCCGAGAGGTACGTCTCGTTCACGTCACCCGGCTGCACCACCGCGTCCGGGAAGCCGTAGACCGGCGGCAGGTGGATGGCGACGGGGCCGCCACCCGCGAAGAACGTTTCCACCGCGTCCTTGGCTGCCAGCGTCTTGGAGAGCACCTTCATGGAGCCGTCCAGCCGCTTGCGCACCCCGTAGATGTCTGCGGGCACGCGCGCGTTGTAGACGTCGAACAGGTTGGCGTCGGCCCGGTACGTCTTGTCTCCCAGGCCGACCCACATCAGGGCCGGGATGATCGGGCCGCACATCTCCGCCATGGCCTGCGTCATGGTGTTGCAGAACGACAGCTCAAGGTTGGCCCAGGGCCGCAGCGGGTCCCGCAGCGTCACTCCGCCGGTGGACGTCTCCAGGAACGGGCCCTGGACGATGACGCTGCCCGCGCCGGCAGGAAAGCCGGACCAGCGGTAGAAGATGTTGACGTCGTACGGGGCGAGCGTGTCCGTGAACGACCCCACCTGACCGAGGAGGTCGATGGTGGCGAGCAGCGTCCACGGGCCGGTGGCGGTCAGGCCCCGCTCGATGGTCGCCGTGGTCTGGGTCCCCGTGGCCGCTGTGAAGTCGGCCGTCAGGTAGACGATGCCGTCGCTCACCGGCGCACCCCCTGGGTAGCGAGCCTGTCGCGGCTCTGGTTCGACTGGCTGATCCGTGCATCCACGTGGCCGTTGAGAAGCTCGTTGCCCAGGAACACCTGAACAACCGGCGCGTCGGCGGAGGCCTGCGGCAGGCTGAGGACCTGCCCGTTCGGCAGGGCGAAGGAGGGTGCCAGCGCGGCCACACCCTGAAGTTCCTTGCGCAGGTCAGGGATACGGTCCTGGAGACCGAGGAGGAAGCCGTCCATGGTGTTGTTGCCCACCTCCATCATCACGCGGGAGGGGGAGTGGATGCCGAGGAAGTCCTTGACGCTGCCGCTGACCACGTCGCCCACCTGACGGGCCACCTCGCGCAGCCGGGAGAGCTGGGAGGTGATGCCGGAGATGAGGCCTTGGACGATGTCCCGGCCCGCGTTGACCAGCCACGTGCCCGCGCCTGCGAGCGCGCCCTGAACGATGGTGGGGAGCTGGTTCAGCTTGTCCCGGACGATGTTGACCGCTTCCTGGAAGCCGTTGCCCAGGCGGTTTACGATCTCGATGACCTTGTTGCCGATCTGCTCGGCGAGGGCCCGGAGCTGCTCGACCACCTTGTCCTTCATCGCCCCGACCAGGTCACCCACCTTGGCGGAGACGTTGGCCACAAGATCCTTCGTGTCCTCCCAGGCGCCGTGGAAGTCGCCGCGCAGCAGCTCGACCAGGATCTTGATGGCGGGGATGACGATGTTCGCAATCTGGAACACCAGCGCGCCCAGGCCCAGCTCGATCAGCTTGACCAGCACGTCAATGATTGGCTGGATGACGGGCATCAGGTCGTTGACGAACTTCAGCGTCAGCTCGGTGAGCTGGACGAGCAGCGGGGTCAGCGCAACGAGGACGTCTGCGAACGCAACGCCCAGCTTGGCCAGGGAGGGGCCCAGCTTGACGAGGATGTCCGTCAGGATGGGGAAGATCTTCGTGGACAGCTCGACCAGGGGCGGGAGGAGTTTGGGTAGCACTTCGGTGGCCAGCTTGGTGAAGAGCGGGACGAGCTGAGCGGCGAGGTTCTGCGCCAGTTGCTTCGCGAACGGGATCATCGCGTTCAGGGTGGCGCCGAGCGCGTCGAACAGCGGGATCAGGGCCGGGAGGAGCGCGACCAGCAGATCCGATGCCAGCTTCAGGAACGGCGTGATCAGCCCGACCAAGCGACCGAATGCCAGGGCCAGGGACGTCAGCACGGGGCTCAGGGCCTCGATGACCGGCTTCAGCGCGTCCCCGAGCGCCTTGACCAGGAGCTCCAGCGGCGGTCCGAGCGCCTGAAACACCGGTCCGAGCGCCTGAAGAGCCGTGGAGATCAGCGGAAGCACGGTGGCGACCAGGGTTGAGCCAGTCTGCACCAGGGCCCTGAGCGCGTCCTGGAACCCCTTCGTGGCGGTGACGTCCGCGAACGCCTGGGTGACCTTCTCAAGCGACGCAAACAGCCCTCCGCCTTGCTGGGTCACGACAGAGAAGATGTTGCCCAGGCCCTCGAAGATGTTGCCGATGGACCGGCCGAACTGAGCCAGGGCGCGCGTCGCCCGGGCAATCGAGCTCTCCAGCGCACCGGACTCGAATGCGGCGGACAGCTTCTCCGAGATCTTCGCTGCCGCGCTGCCCGCCGAAGCGGCCAGCTTCTGGAACGTGGGGCCTGCGGCGGCAGCAAGCTGACCGAGGGCGGTGACAACCTGCTGGGGCACCTTCACCAGGCTCAGGAGCGCGATGTTGGCGGACGACAGGGCCTGACCGAGGGTGCCGTTGTTGCCCAGCTCCACAGCCGCGTTGGCGGTCCCGTGGGCCATGTCGTTGAGCGTGAGGGCGGTGTTCTGGGCGGCCCGGGCGAAGATGGGGAGCGTCTTCTCCCCAAGGGTCTTCAGCGCTGAGTCGAAGTTCTTGAAGAAGTTCTCCTGGACGCTCTGCTGTACATCCTTCAGGCCCTTCTTCATCTTCTGGAGCTCAAGGACGAACGCGCGCGCGGACGGGGCAAGGTCCTTGAGGGATTCGGCCAGCTCCGCCGGCGACGTCTCCGGGTCGAAAGCCTGCTTGACGGCATCGCCCACGCCGTTCATGGCGAGCTTGACCGTGCCCGCAGTCAGAGCCAGCGTCAGCAGCGAAGGGACTGCCAGAGCAGCGGCAGGGGCGATCTGCTGTACGGCGGCGGCCGTGGACGCCATGACCGGCACAGCAGCACCGAACGCGGCACCGGCGCCGATGATGCCGCCGGTCACCTTCGTGATGGGAAGGATCATGCCCTTCAGGGCCTTGCTCAGGCGCCCGGCGGACGCTGCGGCCTTCCCGTTCCGGTCGACGTCCACTTCGATCTCGATGGGCGGCGTGGAAGCCTCAACCTCTTCGACCAGCTCGCGGACCTGGAGCTCAGTACGGAGGAGGGACTGGACGGAATCCAGCTCAGCCCGGATGTCGATGTTGTCGACGTTGTTCTGTGCGATGGCGATGACCTCGCCCAGCTCGGCATTGATCTGCCGGAGGTTTGTGGCGCGGTCGATGGCTGCCTGAAGCTCGATGCTGTCCGCGTCGTCTTCGGCCGCGTTGATGATCGCGTTGAGCTGGCCCTCAAGCGCGGCAATGGTGCGCTGGACTTCGAAGCCGGCTTCGACATCGATCTGTTCGGCGCCATCCTCAGCAACCCGGATGATCCGCTGTAGGTCCCGCTCCAGCTCGGGGAGAGCGTTGGCGGTGGAGATGATCAGATCGACTTCGGCTTCCGACGCCACGCCACACCCCTCACTTCGTGCCCATCATCGCCTGTACTGCGTCCAGAGTGGCAGCAGCATCGTCACCGTCATCATCCCACTCATCCTCGAACCCTGACGGGGGCAGCGAGAGGGAGAACTCGAAGCGCAGCCGGGCCTTCTCGTCAGCGCCCTTGACGCACAGCGCGTAGGTGGCTGCGACCCACTCCCCGACCGACCGGCCCCAGGGGTCGACGCCTGCCAGCACGAGCCGCCCCAGGATCTCCGGACTGGCCGCTGTGGCGATCAGGCGGGCCGCCTCCCACCACTTGCGGCCTGTGGCTTCGGCCAGAATCCGGAGAGACTCCTCCCGGAGGTTGTCCACACCCTGTGGATGGTCCATGACCAGGTCGGCCAGGAGATCCCTGCCGTCCGGGTCGGCCAGCTCGGAGGCCAGGGACGCGATGTGCCCGACGCCGACGGTCCAGACGGCCGCAGGCCGGTACGGCAGGGACAAGGACGTCCCTGCCACGGTGATCAGGACCGGCCTGCGCGCGAAGACCGCGAACTCATTCGGCATCGTCGGTGGCCGGAGCGTCCTTGTCCTGGCGCTTCAGGATCTTGCGCAGGACGTCATTCGTGTACTCGGCGAGCTCGATCTCTCCGTCGATGTACCGGTCCGTGATCGCGTCCCACTGCTCGGGCCCGGCGGACTTGGCCAACACCTTCATCAGCGCCTTGAGGGACTTCTGGGAGGAAGCCCCCATGTTCATGACCACAATGATCTTGGCCAGATCATCGGAGGGGATGGGGCGCCACCGGTAGGCGGTTCCCTTGATCTGAATCGTGAAGTACTTGTCGTCGCCCATGGTCACGAGTCTATCCGGCTCGGAATCGGTAGCCCCGTTGCGCGGCCACCTCACGGAGCGCGCGGTCAAGGAAGGGCTGAGCGCGCTGGCCGGGGTGGTTGACGACCTTCGCGAACACGACACGGCCGCCCACGGTGAAGCGCAGCGCCTTCGCGCGTCGGGGCCGGATCACGTGGGGCCGGGTGCCGTCGTTGACGAAGCCGGCGTACTCCAGATCCGATCCGACCTTCACCATGCCGCGCAGCGAGAAGAACCGGGGAGGCTCTGCCCGGATGGAGCTACGCAGACGTCCCGTACGAACCGGCGCCAAAACCTTGGCCCGGTTCACCACCTGACGCGACGCCTCTCGCAGCTCCTGCCGCGAGGCGTTCGTCATCGTCCGGTTCAGCGCCGCCCGGTCGAGCCTGATCCTCGCCATCTTCGATCACCTCCGCCACACCCGCGTTGAGCCAGCCCTGCACGGTGGCGTTCAGCTCCACCACCGCGTCGTCCCCGATCTGCATGCCGTTGAACGACGTACGGATTCTGAGGTGGACGGTCTTCTTCATCCTGGCCATGGTCGCTCCTAGCAGCAGTTCGTGAGGCGGAGGGTCACCGTCATGGTGCCGCCGATGCAGTTTCCGTCCACCCCGAACGGGTTGTAGTCCCCTACCGCGACTTCCTCAGCGGCCGACCCTTCGATGTCCCCGAACGCGCAGCAGATGGCAGCCTCCATGGCGCCCATGTCGGCATCGAGCTGAAGGGCGGACGCGGTCCACTGGTCCTCGGTCGGAACGCCGTTGATGGAGGCTGATGGGGCGCAGCGCGCCACGCCCAGTTCCAGCGTCAGCTCACGCTCCTGAGCGAAGCATGTGACGTTCTGGCGGTCCCCAAGCTGGTTCACGCCGGACAGGCGGGCGATCCGGACCCATCCGAGGCCACGGCAGCACTCGTCGTCGTTCAGCCCGAGCAGCGGGGTGACCTCCGCGCCCGCGCGCAGCATCACGTGCGCGGGCGCGATGGGGTTCGGCCCAGCCCCCAGAGCCGCCTCAAGGCAGGCCAGGAGCTCCTGTGCGAGGACAGCGGCGGCGGTCACAGGGTGAACCTTGCCGAGGGCACGTCGCCCGAGTACACGCGCGAGCGCGCGGGGCGCCTGAAGGGGTTCACGGACCGGACCCACAGGTCCACCATGGCGATGCCGGTCAGGCCGTTCTCAAGGAAGGTGCTCGGGTCCATGACCTGCACTTCGATACCGTTCCGTGACATTGAGGCGAGCTGCTGCGGCAGCGCGCAGTCCTGGCCGGAACAGTTCTTCGCGAACTCGCACGCGAGCATCCCGGCCGCCATCCGGCCTGCCGAGGGAAGGAGCTCGCCCGGCCGGTAGACGATGTTGAACGAGCCGATCGCGTCGGCGTCCAGGTTGAGGTCCTGGCACTTCGGCCAGCACTCGCCATCGGTCCGTACGAGGGTCGGAACGCCCTTGTAGATGTCCATGCGGTACGCGGTGGGGGTCAGGACGATGCCGTCGATGCGGACCTCTACAACGTCCGCCACGGGGCCCGGGAAGGGCACCTCACAGCGGGCCCGGCAGGAGCACGCGCCGCCGCAGGTGCAGTTCCTCCATACGCCTGAGTCGATGTAGGGGATCATCCACGGCATGCCGCCGCCTGTGGTGGTCGGTGACCCGACCGGCCATGTGATGTACCCGAACGTAGTGTTACAAGTCGGACCGCACGGACGGTAGTTGACCGCACACTGGGAGAACCGGCGCCCGGTCAGAGCATCCAGAATCTGCGTCGCCCACGCGGTCGCGTTCACCTGCACAGCCGGAGAGAACGTCACCCATTCAGGACAGCACGTGGTGTCCAGCGGCCAGTCACACGGCCCTGGCGGTACCGATCCGGGAGGGACCGGGGCCACCGGATTGATCACGGGCACGGCGTACCTCCTACGGGGTCGGGAACTTACCGGCCTTGACCAGCACGGCTTGTGCCGGATCGGACAGGTTCGTCGCAGTCCTGGTCAGGACAATGTAGCCAATAAGCGCCCCCACGGCCGTGATGGGCGCGGGCACGAAGTTCTCGGTGCCGATGGCGGAGACCGCCGCCGAGAGGCTGGAGTAGGTCTGCTGGCCGTACTGCACGGCGATCTGAGCGGTACTTACGTTCGTCGCGAACACCCACACCCGCTGGATGGTGGACGTGTTGGTGCCGCCACCCACAGGCGTGAGCACGCCCGCGTTGTCGTAGTTGAGCGGGTCGACCGTCGCCACCGGCGGCGGCGTGGGGATGACCGACGTCCGGATGATCCTGCGCAGCGTGGCTGGGGCCTGAGCGGGCGAGGGGGTGATGTGCGGGTTGTCCGTCAGCAGCCCGGACGCGAAGTGGTTCGACGCGCGCGAGAACAAGGTGCCCACGGACTTGTTGATGGACAGGTTGGCCCCGTTGGCCGTGACGGTGTTGCCCGACAGGTTCAGCGGGCCGATCGCGTCCATGAGGTCCGCGAGCTGGTTGGCGGGCTGGCCCAGGATGACCGGCTGCGTCTGCACTTCGACCAGCGTCGCCAACCCCGTGTCGTAGAGCGAGACACCCAGCACGATATGGGTCCGACGCTGAACCGGGGACGGAATGGCTGCCTGCTGGATGACCGCCCCGGTGGACGTCATCAGCCACCACGTGATCGACCGGGCCAGGGACCCGGCGTCCAGGGCCACGATCTGCTGAGGCTGGTCCACCTTGACCAGGGTGGGGACGATGGAGAGCAGGTCGTTGTTGTCGACCACGTACCCGACCAGCGCGGTGATCTCCACGGACTGCGGCCCGGCGAGGTTCAGTTCCCCGCCCGACGCCACCCCCGTGGAGAGGTCCGCCTCTTCCTCGGACAGGCCCACGTCGATGAGGAAGGCCTCTGTGTCGATGTGGACCCAGTACTTGCCCTCCTCCGCCCAGAACGTGAGCGTGCCCGTGCCGTCCGTGCTGGTCGGGTTGGCCAGAGGGGTGCCGATGGAGTCCGAGAAGATCGGAGCGAACGCGTTGGAGTGGTGGGGGAAGACGGCCGCAGGCAGGTTGGCGGCCAGGACCCCGTTGGGGAACCAGTAGATGTCTGAGTACCGGACCAGGGCCACGGTCTTCCCTCCTACGTCAGTTGAACGGAGATGGCGGGTGCCGTGTCGAGGCCAGCGGGAGCGCCGAAACTCGCGGGGAGCGCACCGCTCACCCCGTCGATGTAGTAGCAGTTCAGCGTTCCAGCGATGGTCGGCGTGGTCTCGGAGACGATCGGGTCCCACGTGGCGCGCGTGGTCAGACCAAGGTTGACCACGCCTCCCTGGCGTCCGATCACCAGGTAGTGCAGGACCGGGCGGACACTGGTCGACAGGCCGGTGATCTGCCGGATGCCCGTCAGCCCTGCCGAGACCGTTCCGTAGTCCGCCAGGAGCGTCGTGGGCAGTACCCCGTCCGACGCGTACAGGCCCATCCGCAGGTTCCCGCCGACCAGCGCGAGCGTCACGTTGGCCGCCATCGCGGTCAGAGTGCACGAGCGGCCCGGCCAGAACGGCAGCGCGAACATCCGGTTGACGGGCACGTTGGCCGTGGCGGTGTTCCCATACGCCGGCAGGCCGTGCCACGCCGTGGAGCGGATGACCGGGAGGTTGCCGTTGGGGCCGATCGTGAGGGACTCGCCGGTGAGCCCGTCCGACCCCCGGTACTGCGCGAGATCGGTCCGGAACCACATGTCCCCCGCCGCCGGGGAGGCGGGGGCGGTGGTCCTGTTGAGGAGTCGGAGCAACTGTCCGAAGCGAACTGACATCAGGGGACCGGGATCACCTGGACGCGGAACTGACCCACGGTGGGCACGAACCCGAACGTGACCGCCACGTCGTTCACGCCGCTGGTCGAGACCTCAGTGATCCAGTAGTCCCCGTTGGCGACGTCGTACACCTGCACCATCACGTCCGTGGTGTTGAGCGAGTGCGTCACGTTGAACACGGACGCGATGCCGTCACCGATGGTTGCCGAGAAGCCCTGGGGGCCTCCGGCGGTGAGCTGGTTGACGTTGACCGCGTCGGTTCCGGCGGTGCCGGGTGCCAACTCGGTGATCTTGTTGTTGTTCATGTCGATCTGCTGACCGAACTGCACACCAGGCATGACGACTACCTCCGGAGATGGGCGGTACCAGCGGTGGGGACTGCGAAGGTGATGACGGTCGTCTCGTCATCGGGGTGGGTGACCTCAGCGCTGACAGGCTCTGAGAGCACCAGGTTGGTCACGGTGGGCTGGATTCCGAAATGGTGGTTGACGGTCCACACAGAGGCGGCCACGGCCTGGTCGTGGATGAAGACCCCGGGCCACGCCGGATCGGTCTCTGTGGCGTCCACCAGGAACGGGAAGAGCTGGCCGGCCAGCTCGACCGTGAGCGGACCGGGGGCGGCGTAGACACTGATCATCCCGTCGGCGTCGGTCATCGTCGGGTTGGGAAGCGGCACCGTCCCCGCCTTGTCCGCGAAGATCGGCACCGTGATGTTGCCTCCGAGCAGCCACACCGGACGCAGGATGTTCGACGCCGGGTTGCCGTCCGGGTAGGTGATGTACTGCGTGTACTTGATGAGCGGCATCGTGCCTCCCCGAAAGGCCCGGCCGGGGCGAAACCGGCCGGGCCTGATCTCGATGCTACGGGGCGGGGACCAGAGTCACAGCGCCACAGCCCGGGGTCGGGAGCGGAGCGGACGACACTTCGAAGTGCATGGGCTGCGTCGCACCGATCGGCGTGAGGAGCTTCTCGGTGGCGAAAGGCGTCATGGCGTCGCGGCGGACCAGGTACGGACCGGTGCCCCACTGAGAGCCGACCACCGCGCGGCCGGTGAACGTGAGCGTGAGCGCACCGTTCTCGATGGTCCACTCACCCCACTGACCGTCCTTGACCCACGGGAAGAGCCAGTACCCGTACGAAGTGAACCCGCCGCTGCCGCAGGCCTGACCGGTGATCCCGGACCAGATCTCCAGAGCGAAGTTGGCCTTGCCCGTCAGGGTGGTGTCGATGCGCCAACCGACCGTGTTCGGGGTCGGGGTCGCGTCGTCCAGGACCAGCGGGTCACCCGTGATGAGGTTGATCATCGTGGGGTCCTGGGTGCAGATGACGAGCGAGACGTCGATCCACTGGAGCGCCGGGTCGGAGCGGTCGGAGATGCAGACGTCACCGTTGGCGTCGGAGATGCTGATCTCCTCCGCGTCCAGGTAGTTGGGTGTGAACGTGCCGGACACGAATGCCTTGGTGACCAGCGACGCACCGGTCCCCGAAACGACGGCACCGCACGTGTCGAGCTTGGTCAGACGGAGCATCTTGCCCCGTGCCATGGACGCGCAGATCACGGCCATTACTCGTCACCTTCCTTCTTGGTACGGACAACCCGCTTCTTGGGCGGTGCCGGGGGAGTGCTGTACAGATCGGCCAGATACGGCGGAACACGGAACTCGTTGCCGCCGCGCTGGCTCATGACGTGGGACGAGTCGGTGGCCAGGGCCAGAAGGCCCCGGGCCACCTCCGCTACCCGTCCCGGTTCGGGGACGATCACAGTCCAGTCGTCCACTACGGCACCGCCGGGGTTGCGGCCGTGGCCGGCGCCGCAATGGGCACCTGAACGGCGAAGACCGTGTCGCACAGCCACGCGTGCGCGTAGACCGTCTCAGCCAGCGCGAGCCACTGGTTCAGGCTGCGGTCCAGGGTCTGGACCGGGTCCGGCTGGTTCACGGCGGACGACCACAGGTAGACCTGCGGGGTCATGAACGCCCACACGAAGCCAGCCGCCGGGGCGACGGCCGCAGGACCGGTGATGCCGTACCCGGCGCCGAGGGAGACGCTTGATCCGAGGGGTGTCTTCCACGCCCCGGTCTCGCGCCGGTCGAGGATGCCCGCGTACTTGAGCGCGCCCGTCGCACGCTGGTTCACGTGGATGGTGCCCACGTAGCCGTGCGCGTCGTAGAAGGCTTCCTCAAGGGCGCTGATGGCCGCCCCGGCCCCAGGGGCCGTGGGGACCACCACAGTGGCTCCAGCGGTCGTCAGGGCCGGTTCCTGGCCTGCCAGACCGCCGCCCGTCCAGACGACGTTCTCGACCGCGTGCTGGGCACCCGCCTGGTAGCGGGCCGCGACCCGGCGGCGGACGTCGGTCGACGTGGTACCGACCGTGCCGCACTGGTAGGACGCGAGCAGCCAGTAAGGCTTCGCGTCCACGATCGGCGTGCCCGGGGTGAACACCTTCGTCGCGTGCGGGGGCGCGCATGTGGCGTCGTACGGCACCACCTGGATGCCGCAGTGCTCCGCCACGAACTGGAGCCCGGAGGCGATGACGCGCTCGCCCGTGTCGCCCATGGGTGTAGCGACGTCGAACAGACCGTACCGGCGCGGCGGAGGCGTCGGCTCCTGAAGCTCGTGTTCGTTGCTGATGATGACTGCCATGGTCCCTCCCTTCTGTCTGAGGGCCCCCGCCCGCCACAGGGACGACGAGCGGGCGGGGGCTGTCCAGGGGGAGGGTTAGGCGGCCGGGGCCACGCAGGACGAGTAGACCTGGTGTCCGGTCGCGCCCGACGGGCAAGCCTGAGCGGTGTAGAGCTTGATCTCACCGCACGGGAAGATCGGGGCGTAGCCCTCTTCCGTGAACAGCGCGGTGTACAGGTTCTGCTTCAGGTTGGTCGAGTCGTAGACGTTGGTCAGCGTGATGACGTCCTCGCGGAGGAGGACGACCGCACCCGCCGGGTAGATCAGGAACTGCACCGTGGTGGGCAGGCTGGTCAGGAAGGTGATCGGCGCGGTGATGTCACCCGGGCCGGTCGCGAGACCCGACGGGTTGTCCTGCCAGTCCCGGACGAACTGGGGGCGGATGTTCCGGGTCGAGAACCACGACATGATCGTGGCGTTGGCCAGCGCGAACGGGTCGGTGTGCCACGCGTTGCGGCGGCCGATGTCCGCGCGCCACTGCGCGAGAATCCACTGCGGCAGAACGACTTCGAGGACGCGGTTCTCCGACATGTGCTCGCGGTAGCGCATGTCGATGGCCGCGATGTCGACGGCCGCCAGGATGGAGCTCACGGCGGAGGCGTCGGGGGTCTGGCCGGTGGCCGCAGCACCCTGGGCCGGGATGACGACGGCCGCGCCGGCCTGCGTCACCATCTGGGCGATGATGTCGCGGTTGACGTTGACCTCGTGCTTGAGGGTCAGGCCGTCGATCAGGGTGGCGACGTTCTCCCGGTAACCGACGTCCTGGAGGAAGCTGCCGGTGATGCAGGTGACGGCCACGTCAAGGCGACGGTCCACGAAGGTGGGGCACGGGAGTTCGGTGCAGTTCTTCGGGGTGTCCGCGATGACCTGCGCTTCGGTGAGCTTGGTGAAGCTGGTCAGCGTGGCGTCGTTGACTTGAGCCCAACTCCATTCGTTGGTGTAGTTCACACCACCTCGCGGAGCGGACGCGGTCGGCAGGTCGATGATGCCGTCCCGCTCCCACAGGGAGCACAGGTCGTAGCGGTTCTCGGAGGGCGCGCACCAGCCTGCGGCGGCCGTCAGGGCGCCCATGGAGGTGCCGCCCTCGTTGACCGAGCGCTCCCAGGCCTTGAGGAGTCCGCCGCCATCGAGGCGCCGCTCATCCCGCAGGTTGGTGAGGATCTCGGCGTCGGTCTCGCGGTTGCCGGTGACCTTGAACTCCCGGTCACGGCTGAACTGGGCAAGGGCGCGCTCAGCGCGGATGCCGCCGCCGACGCGGGAGCCGCCGAACTGGCTGAAGAGCTTGACGGAGGCGTCACCGATCTCGCGGATGGTGGCTTCCTCGCCCGCGCCCTTGCGCAGCACGCCCGCAGCGTCCACGGAGAGGGCGTTGACGACGCGGTCGACACGGCGGGTGGGCTGCGGAACCACGGGGGCCTGTGCGGCCATCTGAGCGACGCTGGGAACCTGGACGGGCTGAGAGACCGGAGCGGCCTCCACGGGCGCCACAGGGGCCTCTGCGGGCGCGGAAGGCACCACGGAGGGGATGACGGGCAGCTCACCGAGCGAGGAGAACGCGTCGCGGGTGCTCTGGAGCGCAGCGGCGGCATCGGCGCGGGACTGGACCTCCGCCTTGACGGCAGCGGCGCGCTCGGTGAGCTCAGTCAGCTCGGCGCCCTCGCCAACCGCGAACTCGGTCTTGGCCATCAGCTCGGCGCCACGGGCACGGATGCGGTCGTACTCGGCGGAGAGGGCTCCGTCATCAAGCGCGGTCGGGTCGAACGCTTCGGGGGTGGTGTCGTCTGCCATGAGAGCTACTCCTTTGAACGGCAGGGACGGACGGGACACGTCGCCTGCGGTCCGGCTCACAGCTCAGCAACCACGGCTGCTCACAGCGTACGCCACGAAGCGACAACGGCACCTTGGAGGTAAGGAGGTGAGCGGAGGGAACCAAACCGGCCTCCGTCCCTAGGGGAACGTGTTGCGTGTAATACATTGCAAAGAAGGTAAAGAACCTAGTTCCGCATTAGCGTAGAGATAACTGTTCCCTCCACTTACCTCCATACCTCCGTTTTCAGAGGCGTTACGGCATGGAAAAGCCCCGGCTGACCGATCCGGGGCTGATGTCCGTTTGCTACTTCTTGCGGGGCACCGCCCGCATCGAGCCGTGCGGACGGCCCGTCGACTGATCCTTGCCCAGCTCGATCCGAGCCTCCGGCATCGTGGAGACGATCTTCTTGGAGCCGTCCTTGAAGGTCACCTCCCAGTCCACCTGAGCCTGCTGAGAACCGCAGCATCCCGCCATGTCACACCGTCCCTTCACTCATCGCCCAGGCCCATCGGGCCTTGGCCGTCCGTACCGGATCATCCTTCCGGAACACCGTTCGCTCCGGCCCTTCACCCTCCACCGGCTTCACGCCGGTCGA